CCCATGTTGTGATGCAGTCGTCATTGAATGACCATGAGTTATTCTGATAGTTGTACACTAAGATTCTGGATGGATAGACCTCGTTTGAATTCTGATCTATTGAAGGGAATGTCCAATACACCAATTCGCTGTAGTAGTCGCGAATCCCAGCAACTCTCTCGACCCCAGAATTCTTGTCGACGATCTGAAATATTTGATCAGGAATCTTGATATCAATACGCTCAACATTTGACCCGTTACAGGCATGAACTCCTGTGTTTCCAATCGCGAGAACCTGCTTGTCGAATGGAACGGTTGAGAACGTGGCCTCTGAGCCAAGCTCCGTGTTTAATTTTTGCCACACAAAGGGATCTGCTTGGTTGCCGGTATATGCCAACTCCCATGTGCTTTGTTGGAAATATACAATCAATCTATTCTTTATGAATTCAGCTCCTACGATCGCTTCTTCGGTAGTTGCATCCAAGAAATCTGCTCCGCCAAATGCCTTCTTGGACGAATCGAATTGTCCGGGCTCATACCAAGCGTTATCGGCGAAAGGGTCTCCGGACCATGAGTATCTCACCCTGTTGGAGTATTGGGTATTGGTTCCATAAGGAGTTGGTCCTGCATCTACGCCATCATTTTCTATGGTATTCAGGAGTAGTAATCTGTTTTGAAATCCAATAATAATAAGCGCGGTCTGAACGAATGGTCCAGTCTGTGCAGCGCCGCCATTGGGAAGGAAATAAAATCCTGGCCCACCAGCACCGTCGAGGGCTACCCAGGTACTCCCATCAGATGTATACCATATGGGATCGTCAGTTGCAGTTCCGAGCCCATTGGGATTAGTTACCTGAAAGTTTGATGTGAATAATGTCACATCAGAGGTATTTGATCCGCGATAATTCGCGCTCCAGAAGAAATTTAAATTGCCGCCATGCCATACCGCATTGCCAGACCTTTGCCAGAATCCACCGGCAAAGATATATGCAAAGCTGGTATCGAATGCATACGATGGCTGATCATTAATAGGTCCGACTTCATAATTTGTGAGCCCCATGACAGGAAGGGCCGGATAGAACCATACATCAGTGAGCGCCGCTGCACCCACAATATTAAGAGCTCCGCTCGTAGTATTATACGTGTGAACGCTTGATGCGCCCGTAGTATACATATTGGCTGGCGTTCCTGTCTGATATACAGTAAATATTTCATCGCCTATAGAGAACAACTGGCCAGGCTGATAAGGGCTACCCGTAGCAGCGTTTCCCGTGAATCCACCAATATTAGTGGTAGTTCCAATATTTATTCTCAGTCGTGAGAATAGGGGCTGCGTACGTGAGCTACTCCATCCTGTGCCCATAAAGCGTGATCCGAATCGCTTCCGCATGCGCCCGCGGAATACATAGGCATTATTAAGTACCTCGAATGCGTCTTCCGCAATTAACCAGGGCCGTGTATTTGTCTGAAGACCCGTGCTAAAGGGCGCAATCATAAAGCGATCGTATGCCATATTAATATCCTATCGTGAACCAGAGGAAATTAGATGTCGCAGAACCAGTTGTTGTTCGTGGGGATACCCATGCACTGAATTGAGTCGGGCCAACAAGGGCGCGCAATCTTACTGCCACGTCTATATCCGTCGCGGTACTATTATCGACAGTTAAAAGAACACTAAGCAGGTTGGTATATGTAGGGCCAAGTCCTGTAAAGTCCACAAGTGTTAAGCCGGTTCCCGTTGTATTTCCCCACTTGATGATTATCCCTGAAGGAAGATATGACCATCCCTGTGTTCCTTGCGCTGGAGAAGAAGATGTGCTCAGGGTTGATGCAGTCATAGGAACTTGCACTACTGTGGCCTGGTTTGTTTTGTTTACGTACAGCTCATTTTTAGTGGTCGTAGCATTGACTGCATTATAGAGTCCAAGTTCTGTTGCAAGGAATCCTGATCCAGCCGGAGGAGTGGCGCCCTGTTGTGGGAATGTAACCCACATGTGCTTACCCTGATCAGCTGTATTAAAGTTAACGTGGTTAACGGTCAATAGTGTCTGAATGGCCGCGAAGTTATTGAGTAAATCGCCCTGGGAAACTGATATTAGGTCTGTGGGTTGCGGAATCGCATTATTGTATGCCATGGTTGTCTCCTATACGTGTCGCCATATTTTATTTCTTACCACAAGACTTATGAGATGCTGGCTGACCCCAAATTCATCGGCAATTTTCTGCTGAGAGCTCCCCTGGTTATATAAATCTCTAATTTTTTCTATCTGATGCTCTTTGAGCTTAGATGTTTTCATATCTTCCCCTTTAGGATGACCCTGTCTAGCTCCGAAGTCATCTGAATTTTCCTGGACAGTTCCCGCAAGTAAGTGGTCTGGATTTATACACTCCTTAACATCACATGAATGCCGAATTATGGAATTCGCTGGAATCTCTCCCTTAAATGCCATATATGACACCCTATGCACGCGCTGATCTCTCTTTCCGAAGGCCATCAATTTACCATATCCATCCCTAGCCAATGCGCCTTTCCATATTAGGCAGTCCCCCATTTTCTCGGAAGTTCCCAGCAATCTACACTCAAGAGAACAAAATATTACTATTTTATTATTCTTTTTACACATAGACCCGCAGTGCTGACATGGATGCAGATTGGTGGCAGGCGCCTTTGGACACCTACAGTATTTACAATGTTTTCCCATAAAATATCTTTCTTTAATTAATGGTGTAATTAAAGAAAATATGCTTGTATTTTTAGAAACAGTCAACCCCATCATCAGAAATTTCCTCCGCCAAATCCCCAGCTATTAAAGCCGGTTCCGGAAGTATTCTCTGTATAAATTGTTGCTGTTCGCTCATTGGTATATTGAACTATAGTTCTACGATTACACAATCTTTCTTGAACTTTGAATTCTGGCATTATTTGAGCAATGCTATCAGTATCCATTCGGTCTTGAAAAACCTTGAGGCTCGCGCCGTAAGCTATATATTGCCACCATTCTTCAAGCTGTGGGCTCTGACTCGTTGCAAGAAGCGCTGTGGGCCGCTGATAGGCCTCAAAATTGATCTGGTATGGCTGATCGGGCACGGGCCTTATGGTAATCACATTATTGTAGTAAAGCATCGCCTGGGGCAAGCTGGTGATCGATGGAATGGTCTGACTATTGATGGGTTCTCCGGCGCCAGGGGCCACAGGAAAAGTAATAGTGTAAGCGCCAGTAACATAATTAACTGTATTAGTCGGAGTGATGACCGTAGGGGGTGTGGCTGGTGTTTGGCCAGGAATGTAAATATTTCCATTGACCGTGTTGTTTCCAGTAGCCGTATCAATAACAGGTACATCAATAAGGGATAGGCCATTACCAGCGCTATCGAGAGAATCAAAAAGAACTTCATTCTGGATCAGGACTGTGCCCTGTGTTTGGGTCGGTTGAACGATATTGGGCTGTGTATTAAGGTTAATAACGCCTGTGAATGTTGTGGTGACGCCATCACCGATGAATCCCGTGGATAAAATGCTATTCAGCTGTGGGTATATTCCAAAGAACTGCTGGCGGGACTGGCTGTAAAGAGATTGGAATCCTGCGATATAGAGCGGCTCGTGGATACTGATATATTCGTTCTGGAAGTTGTATAATGGGTTGGTCAGCGGCAACGTTGCGTCCGTTATATATCGGTCTTGGAACGGGTTACACCAGAATCGGAATACTGTTCGCAGATTAAATGTGCGCAGATGCTCAGGAAAATCATAAACCACAAAGGTATTGATGTAATTCTGCAGATCTGTATCAGTAAGCTGAGATTCAGAAGGACTCCGAGTAAGGCGCCTGACTTTGACCTGTATCGCCTCGAGCGTGCTTGTTGGTGGAATTATTGGCATATTGTCTCCTTCAAGGGCTAGTTGAGAACGTTAACGGTTGCCGCTGCGAGCGTGCTATTGATTTCACCTATGGGAATTACTTGGGCCGCAGTATTCACTGCCTGGGGTGGCGACATGGGAATCGAGAATGTATCATAATTCGTTGTATCTATAGGAACGCTGAATTGGGTAGGGTTTATGATGGTGATAGGGGCAAACTGCTGGTTCAATTGGTTCATGCCAACGGCAATCGCTAAATCAAATCGCACAATTGTTCCGTTCACATATTGATTCGCGAATGTCGTGGTAACCACAGCAGGAAATGAATTCGTAATCGCAGAGATCAGACGCATTGCGGGCTGATACACTGGTTTCTGATATGCGTAGTACGTTCCCATGAGTTCCCTTACTGAACGAATTCGACCGTTACAATTTCCGGTCTTCCAAGCGGAGACAGGTCATCAATATCAACAAACTCCAGGCTTTGGAAGCTACAGCGTCGAACTTTTTCCCCGATCTTCATCGCTGGCAGTCCGTTATCATCTTTTGCGTACGCATGTACCGGATACCAGCAGTTCTTGTTAAGGTGTTTCGCTACGCCCAGTGGTATGGTATAGGTTTGCCCATCATACAATTCGAAGTTCTCTACCTGATCTTCTTTGTACTTCTTAAAAGGGAAGCGCATTACGCCATTAGGAACCTCGTGATATCGAAATATTCCGCGCACCATTTCACGATCCTTGTCCCGCTGGAACTTAAGGCTCGGCCTTACAGGAACTTCTTTCTTGACCTGTTTTGTCTCTATCTCTCTTGCCATAGGTTCTCCTAGTTAGGGGAGGACCCCGAAGAATCCTCCCTGAATCATTAGGCCTAATTTAGGCCTAAAATTACGTATTGAATGATTTTCCTGCGACCCAATAGATCACATCCGCAGCTTGACCAGCAGGGCTATCAACACCACCAGCAAGGCTCACGCCAATGAAGCCGGTATTGTTAGTTGCATCGTCAAGAAGGTTAGGATTAGAGAATTGGTCGGTTTCTTCACCCACAGGGTTACAGGTTGCCGGTGTAAATGGCACTGCAGCTTGTCCTGGGAATACGAAAGCCGTGAAGTTGGTCGAATCAAGGTTAAGTGTGAACGTTCCTGCGGTTACGGCAGTAATATTCACAAGCAATCCATTAGCCTGTGTCATTCCAAATACTGATGGAATATTGAGGCGAACAGACATTCCCGGAAGATATCCGTGAGCAACCGAAGTTGTTACCACAGCCTGTACGGCGCGTGTAATGTTAATCACATAGCGCCAGGTCGGGTAAAATAGTGGATCGAAATTAACCTGTGCATAGAAGCCACCCGTACCAGCTGCGCCCGGAGCATTTGCCAAAGCATATGCCGCGCGGAAGCTGGTATTTGCCATAACGGTATCGATAGAGAAA